CATTCTCCGCGCAAATAATATATTGAGATATATATCTTCTACTATCTTTAAAATTATTGTCAGCGACATCCCTAGGATATACCGCATTAATAATCTCAAACTTTATATTTGTATTCTTCTCCCAAGCAGTCTTCAAACTCTTAGACATCTCAAGAACTTCAATACCAAACTCCGCAACAATAGCTCTAATGTTCCATTTAAACTTACGGTACACTTCATCAATAACGCCTTTGTTATTCTCAGAAACATAAACCTCTCTGATATGCTTCGTACTAAAACGAACTATCATCTCATCGTCTTCTTCAATCGACATCGAACTAGTTCCCAAACATGTCAAATCCAAATAATACTGATGGACCTCCGTCTGAAAATTAGAATTATTCATAACATTATGAATCTTACGCGTCTGCTTTTGCAACCAAAGCCTAACAGCATCCAAGCGGTCAAGCTCCTTATCACCCGTGGTCAAATCAAACCAAGTCGTAGAAGGATTAGTTAGCAAACCGTGCATCGCACCAGCCAACAACTCATTGGCCTGTATCGCAGAATTATCCAAAATGATCGTGTTTCTCTTGGACCCTGGAGTGATTACAACATTGATATCATTTCTATTCGGCAAAATATAATCCGCAAGCTCTTGCCAATGATTTTCCCAAGTCGCTCTCTCAGAATGCAAATGATTAAATCTTTCCTTAACCTCACCGGGCTTTAAAACCTGCTTACCTTTTTTCACCGTCTACCTCGTACTATGCCTGGCATAGAATTTTTAGCGTCAAACACACTGGTATTAGCAGAGCCCGATCGACTGTTATTTGTATTCGTAGAAGCATAAAAAGCATTCGCCGTGTCCTTTTTATTGCGCTCCTCACCCATATCCTGCGTGGACCCTAACCTACCCGTAACATTTCCCTGCAGCAAACTGGTGCGCTCCTCTAATGCCTCAAGACGAAGCTTATTCTCTTTTTTCTGATCAGATATTTTATCCGTGTATGTCTTATATAAAGAATTTAAATCAGAATACTTAGGATTCTTACCACCAGTGTAAAAACCCTTCTTAGGATCAAAGGTGCCATAGTTAGAAAAGAAATCATTTATCTCATTAAGATACTCTGTCTTCTGCCCCTGATTTAATTCATCACTGCGCTTTATAGTATCTTGCAAATAACCCTGAGATAAAAGCTCGTAACGAGTGGTATCCTTCATCTTATCAATATCTATACTCTCAAAAGTACCCGTGCCCCGGCCCCGCATATCCATTTGATCCACATACCCTTGCGCCGACATTCTTGCTTTAGCCATTACGACCCCCTAATCCAAAACATTATAATCCACTATTGCCTTGCGCGGCAAATTTGCAGAAATAGATCTTCTTTTATTGTCAATATTACCCATCGAAAAAGTCCTTAAAGAATCAGCCCCATGAGAAGCCCAATTATGCAAAGGCTTAGACGAGAAAATCTTATTCTTAGCATCCCACTTACGCTCATAGTTTTGCAAACATGATATCCCACGCGCACATTTCACTGCGTCAAACCAAGTCTTAGGTATCAACACACGGGTAGCGTTTATCCCATCCTCTAACTTCTGCCGGGGTACAACCCTAGGACGCACACCCTGCAAAATAAGAGTCTCTTCACGAGTCACACCCGTACCAAGCTCCCGAGCCTTCGCATCATGAGGCACAAAATGGTCCCTATAAGAATAACCCCTCTTGCGAAGCTCTCCCGCGTAATATGCAAGGTCACGACCACTATCCTCCAAATAATCAATAGCATGATACTCGTTACCCACCTGCTGCAAAAACCAAATGGACATAGAATCCCCTATACCCAAATCCCAAGCAGTATCAACAGGCACACTGCGCTCATAGGGTACAGACGTCACACGCCCCGCCTCCATAGCAGCCTCCATCTCTTTGCCATAATACGCGCCAACAAGTGCCGCCGTAAAAGAACACTCATACTCTTGAGCATACTCCTCCTCACTCATAGTCGCGCGAGCCTCTTCAAGCTCCTTAGGATGAATCACCCCAGTTTCAGAAGCCTTAAAACACTTGGCATACCAACCAGGAGTCTTCAAAGCATGTTGATAAACATCATAAAAATGATTCTGACCCTTAGGAGTACCAATAAATATCGCCCACCCCAAACGATCAGACAAAGCAGGCCGTATAACCTGACTCCAAACATACGGGTCCATCTCCGCATACTCATCCAATAAAACGCCATCCAAATAAAGCCCCCTAAGACTCCCAGGATTATCAGCTCCCAATAACATAAAACGAATCCTATCCCCACGATCAGGACGAGGGATATCCACACGAAGCTCTGCCTCATTATAAGAAACCCCAGGAATATTTTTCGTGTACTCCTTCAAATAATCCCAAGCCACACGCTTTGCCTGCCCATAAAAAGGAGCCAAATACGCATACTGAGGATTCTTTAAAAGATTCCTAAGCCCCCGATCTATAAGCTCATTTAATGCCAAAATAGTCTTGCCAAAACGACGATGGCAAACTAATACAGAAAACCTTGTAAGCTCCCGATGTATCTGATCCTGGAACCTGCGAGGAGTATATCCCGTTGTTACTTTATGTATTTTTCCCATCCCTTAACCCATAATCCCACAGACTTAAAGATCTACCAAATTTAATTCAACATAAAGACAATGACCCGCATCATCTAAACCAAGCATGATCTTACCCTCACGACGCAAATACGCCGCCGCCTCATGCTCAATACCAAACTCACGTTCCAGAACCTTCAACACTTTCCCCTGCGAGCCTAGAACTCGGGTAACCTGAGGCATCCCCGACGGTACCCTCCACAACATCGGTATCGTTACCAACTCGTACGCTCTGCTCTGAGGACTCCACATCATCTCCATCGACTTTTTCCGCATCAAGCACTCCTTCATCATCTTGTCTCCTTATCCCAGTATCCACAATCATCGTCATAGCCGTGACAGTAGCGTCAACCCTCTGACGAGCAGAGTAAATCTCAGGATCATCCTTCTCAGCAGCCCACTTCAACGTGTCCACTAGCAAACGCTTACCCGCAACTATCTCCGATAACTCACCATCGGCAGACTCCGCAACCTGTAAAGCATTATCACGCATCAACTCCGCTCGCACGCGACGAGCCTCCCGAATAGCAAGATCAAAATCAGAATTCTTGCCACGCCAAATAGACAAAGTATGAAGATCAGGAAACCCCGGAACCTTAGACAAATCACTCATCGCTACACCATTAACTATCTTCTGCACTATCAAATCACCAAGTACCGGGGAGTAGGGGATCTGCTTCTTTATTCCCAAAGACTTTGCAAGATCAATCGTGTTCTGCACAAGGTACGTCTTGCCATCCACAACATGCTCAACAAAACTTGTTCGGGGGAGCGGAGTCATATCCTCTTGGATAGCAACCACGATACCAGTTAATGCATCAATCTCCTCTACCAAACCCGACTTACCAATACGAAAAAATGTATGATGCTCGTGCTCGTTAGCAACCAACTCGCTTGAAGAAAACTCACGCATACTTGAATCTTTTTTTATTGAATCTGAATCTTTGCCCGACAATTTACCCCCAAAAATTAGAAAGGCGCCCGCTACCAAAAAAGGGGATAGCTCTTTTGCTTCTCGCCGTATTGTTTAAAAGCAGCGGGGGTGCGGGCAGCCTTCCAAACGATATAATATAACATTGAGTCCTTTGCGAGGGAATGCGCTCTGCGTCAATTTATGCTGGGGGAAACTTGTCCCAGTTGGGGAGTCGTCCGTATACGTCCACGCCTTGCTCGGAGTTTTGGGGGGTACCCCCCCTCTTTAAAAATAAGATTCGGCGCGGTTTTTTGTCCTATATAATGTATGGGCCTCAATCAATCTAATAGGCCACAAGCCCTTAAGCCCACACTGCCTACATCCTATACACATGACCATAAGATAGACACCACAATACGCCATGCCTCATCGTGTACATGGCCTACACTATGCGTTGACGCGTGGCATGATATGTGCAATGATATCCCTTATGATATACAAGATACTAAACATAATCGCCTTAACATGCATAATACTAAACATGGCCGCGCACGCTGCGCCCACAAATATTGAACCAAGAATTGGTTGGGGCCTCAATAACCAATTGGATGCTAACGGCAAACCCCAATGGGGCAATGACTGGATAGACTGCGGTAATGATTCCGATGGGGTTAACAATCTACAGGACTTTGAAAAGAAAATTGCAGAAGAAAATAAATATATGCGCGCACTAGAACCAATAGTGGTGATTGATATTAACTCATGTAATGAGGATATCGCCAACTACATAGGCATTACATTTGATTACTCAAAGCATCGCCATGCAATACCAACAAAAGTTTTATCGCGTGAAGAAAAATCACGCATAATTATGAGCACAATACCAACAAAGGGAGACAAATAATATGATATACAAGATACTAAACATAATCGCCTTAATATGCATCTTATTAAACGTGGCAGCTCACGCTGAGCCCACAAACCCATGCGCGTGGAGCGCAACACACACAATATACGACAAAGAGTCACGCGGTTGTGTAACACCTAAGGCATACGAGTTTGCGCAGCAAAGGCACATCAAACGCTTGTTAAACCAATATAAAGACTTTATGCGCACGCTTGAGCCCGATGATGCGGGGACTAGACGGGACATCTACATGTTCTGTTATGACCGATTAGGACTTAACTCAAAAACATGTAAGGAACTGGATGCAAGTCACGATTTCGGCTTGCCCCAGTAAAAAACAAAAACAAAAACAAAAACAAAAACAAAAAGGGAGACAAATAATATGAGAAATTCAATTAAATACGGACTAATCGCGGGAATTTTAACAAGCGCAATAGGCGCACAAGGCGCAACATTTTGCACAACTGATGCGGAATGTCTAAGCAAGGGACTATCCGCGCTACGCAAAGCAGCTAAACATGGTTGTGATAGCAGCGCGCTGGCAACACGTATCAAAACACCCGTTTCAAGCGCCGATCAAATAGCAGACATGATTGACTCTATTGAACTATGTGTTGAAAAAAACAAGTACCAAAAGCGCATTAACAAAAAAGCAGACAAGCGTCTTGAGCGTATCAAAAAAGCATTGGAGAAAAA